TTTACCTGAATTACTTAAAAATTTGAGAGATGCAAATATGTTAAATTAATTTTTATTTTTCATAGAATTAACCCCCATTCTTAATTAGTTTGGGGGTTTTTTTATTTTGTATGTATTTATAAAAAAACAAAATATGACAAGAGATCAAGTATTGATTGAATCAGCCAAATGTATAAAAAGCACACCATATTGTTTAAAGACATATTTACAAACATATGACAATACAGTTAAAAGATATGTACCATTAGATTTATTTCCAGACCAAGTAAAATTGATTGAGGATTTTGATTCATATAATGAAAATATTGCATTAAAGTATAGGCAGGCTGGGGTGTCAACGGTTACAGCTGCTTGGATATCAAAAAAATTAGCATTTGCAAATAAGAATAAACCTGAAAAAGTGTTAATTATTGCCAACAAATTGGATACCGCAGTTGAGATGGCTAATAAGGTTAGACATTTTACAGAACAATGGCCTAATTGGGTTGGTATTGGATTTTCATCTGAAAAAAATTCAGCAAGGCATTTTAAATTAAACAATGATTGTGAGGTTAAAGCAGTGGCAACATCAAAAGATGCGTTAAGGGGTTATACACCCACCACATTGATATTTGATGAGGCAGCCTATATTGATGCTGACCCCGACTTTTGGGCAGCCTCTATGGCATCGCTATCAACAGGGGGTAAGGTTGTGGTAATATCAACACCAAATGGTTATGATAGGATATATTATGAGATATATGACCAAGCATTGCGTAATATGAATGAGTTCAAGATTACTGAAATGGTTTGGTATAGGGATCCAAGATATACAAAAGATTTATTTTTGGTAAAGACAAAAGATATGATTCATTATCTTTTAAATAAAGAAGAATATACCAAAGATGATATATTAGATTTATCACATGAGAATTCATACGAAAGAGACCATCAAGTAGTGATTGACCATATTGAAGAAGGTTATAAACCATGTTCATCTTGGTATGAGGGTATGGTGAAGAAATTAAAATATGATAAAAGAAAAGTTTCACAAGAGATTGAAAGTAATTTCTTGGGGTCAGGTGATAATGTATTTGATTCAGAATTATTAACAAATATCTTAAAGAACCAATTGGCAAACCCCATATCAAAATTGATGGGAAATAGTTTATGGATGTTTAAAGAGCCAGAAAATGGTCATAGGTATGTTGCAGGTGTTGATGTATCAAGGGGCGATTCAGAAGATTTTTCAACAATTCAGATTATTGATTTTGATACACAAGAACAAGTTTTGGAATATGTTGGCAAAATACCCCCAGATATATTAGCAGAAGTTGTGTATAAATGGTGTACAATGTATAGGGCATTTGTTGTTGTCGATTTGACTGGTGGAATGGGAGTTGCAACATCTAGGAAATTACAAGAAATGAATTATCCAAGTTTATATTATGATAATGTTGATACAAATAATAAATGGAAGTATGACCCAAAAATGTATGAAAGGATTCCTGGAATAAATTTCAATAACAAAAGAGTTCAAATGATTGCATCTTATGAAGAAGCATTAAGACATGGTTTTAAAATTTATTCAAATAGACTATACAATGAAATGAATACCTTTATATATATAAATGGGAGACCTGATCACCAGAAGGGGCATCATGATGATTGTATTATGGCAATAGCAATGGCTACTTATGTTGCAGAAAAGTCTTTTCAAGTTTTGGAAAAAGTAACAAACCACACAAAAGCAATGATTAATTCTTGGAGTACACATACAAATACATATACTGAACAATCACTCTATTTTAATCCAATGATATCAAATGCCAATGGTAAAGATGGAATAAATACCCCAAATGTAAATGATTACCAAAAATATAATTGGTTATTTGGTGGAAGATAAATATAATATATTATGAGTAATAATGAAAATCTAACAGTTTGGCAAAGGTTATCTGCAACTTTTGGACCAAATTCTCTTTTAAATCAAGATATCCCAACATATAAATTTGATAAGAAGGAGTTATTAAGAACGCAAAATAAAGATGAATATCAAAGGGAAAAATTACAAGCCCAGCAATCATTTTATCTATCAAATCAATGGGCAAAGATTGATAACCACTTATATACCCAAGCAGTATATTATGAACCAACAAGATTAGCATCAGTCTATGATTTTGAAAGTATGGAGTATACGCCAGAAATAGGGGCAGCATTAGATATATATGCTGAAGAATCAACAACAGCAAATGAAGATGGTCATATGCTACAAATATATTCTGAATCAAAAAGAATTAAATCGGTGCTAACTGATTTATTTAATAATGTTTTGGATATAAACACATCATTGCCTATGTGGACTAGGAATACAGCTAAGTTTGGTGATAATTTTGTCTATTTAAAGTTAGACCCAGAAAAAGGCATTGTTGGTTGCAATCAATTACCTAATATAGAAATAGAAAGATTAGAACCAGGTAGTACTGAAAAATCACCAAATTATGGTGAAATGTCATCAGAAAATCAATCCCTTAAATTCAAATGGAAAAATAAACAGATGGAATTTCAGCCTTGGGAAGTTGCTCACTTTAGAATATTGGGAGATGATAGAAAATTACCTTATGGTACATCTTTATTGGAAAAAGCGAGGCGTATTTGGAAACAACTTTTATTGGCAGAAGATGCTATGTTAATATATAGAACATCAAGAGCACCAGAACGTAGGGTATTTAAAGTTTTTGTTGGTAATATGGATGATAATGATGTTGAGTCATATGTACAGCGTGTTGCAAATAAATTCAAACGAGAACAAATTGTTGATAGTAAAACGGGTAATGTGGATATGAGATATAATCAAATGGCTGTTGACCAAGATTATTTTATACCAGTAAGAGACCCCGGGCAAGGTAGTCCCATTGAAACTTTACCTGGCGGAACAAATCTTGGAGAAATTGCAGATATAGAGTATATCCAGAAAAAATTGGTTACAGCATTAAGGATACCAAAAACATTCTTGGGTTTTGAAGATGTGGCTGGTGAAGGAAAAACTTTAGCGTTACAAGATATTAGATTTGCAAGAACAATAAATAGAATACAAAAATGTATGATATCTGAATTGAATAAAATTGCAATTATTCATTTATTTTTATTGGGTTTTGAGGATGAAATATCTAATTTTACTTTGGGATTAACCAATCCATCAACACAATCAGATTTATTAAAGATTGATGTTTGGAAAGAAAAGGTTGGTCTTTATAGGGATGCAGTTGCGGATCCTGGTACAGGTATTTCACCAGTTTCAGCAACATGGGCTAAAAAACATATTTTTGGTTTCTCTGATGAGGAGATTAGATTAGATTTACAACAACAGAGAATTGAAAGAGCAGTTGGTGAAGAATTAAAACAAACCCCTCTCATTATTAAGAAAACTGGATTATTTGATAATATTGATAAGTTATATGGTACAGTAAGTGGTGGTACAACAACTGCTGGAGCACCACCACCTCCAATGGGGGATGATATGGGTGGTATGGATATGGGTGGTATGGATATGGGTGCACCACCACCTCCAATGGGGGATGATATGGGTGGTATGGATATGGGGATACCTCCACCAGCAGAGTCAGGTTTAGCACCAGAATCAAGAGATAGAAATTTGAATATTTTGCTTGAACATAGCAAGTTTAATGGAACAAATTATATTCCATTATCAAAAGGTCAAAAATCTTTGGGGGATTTAGAAAACGAACTAAAAAAGTTATTAGGTTCATAATATTTATAAAAAAAGAAAAATATGAAATTTGGTAGAGTAAAAACAATTATTGAAAATAATCTTTCAGAATCTGTAAAAGATAAGAAGATTTTTAAAGAAAACATAAAAAATTTTAAAAAGCATATTTTAAAGGATAAAAATTTATCCAAATTATATGTATTATATGGTGATTTATCAAAGCCAAGGGGTTTAACTGAAAGTGAGGCAAAAACTTATCTGGATGAGGGCATTGATTGGGCTAAGAAATTAATTAGTAAATCTAAAATACCAGTCATCCTAAATAAACTTGATAATAATGAATATGGAAATATTGATAAATTAGTTTATGAATCAACAAAAAGTATTGAAGAATTGGTTGAAATCAAAAAGAATATTTTAACTGTATTAGTACAACCAATTAAAATTAATGAGAATAAAATTAACTTACCAATAAGTTCAATGGTTAAAGTTGTTAATACAAAAGTTAATGAATATATTAATTCATTAAATGAGGAAACAAAAAAGGAAATTTTATCATTATTAAAAGAAGATAAGAATAAATTAAATGCTGATTTTATAACATTAAAATCTGATACAGAGAAGAAACTAGTTGAATTGTCTTTGACCGAAACAAATGCTGAAGTTAAGACAAAAATATTAAAGGCAATTGATAAGGTTAAAACTGATAAGTTTGATATATTGAATTATTATGAAATAAAAAATTTAAATAAATCATTAAATGGGTAATTTCATTTGATAATTATATTGTTTTTGTTTATTTTTAAATAAACAATTAACAATCAATGAAGAATGGGAAAAAAATAAGACTTAGGTTATTTAATGATTTAAAAGTATTTTACGGTACTATTGATTATATTGAATTAAAATCAATTTACATAAATATTCAATCTTGGGTTCAGCCAAAAGATGACTATACTAACTGGAAAAAAATTGTTTGCACCCAGTCAAGGGATATTAAGCACACAATATTAGATGTCAATGATTTGAATTTATTTCATAAATCAACAATTGTTGATTTGGATATTAGACATAGTGGTCTTTCGTTAGATAAAAAATCTTTTATGAACCTTGAAATAACTTTATTTGCTAAAGTTGGGGTTGATTTTAAATCAAATGAATTAAAGGACTCTGTTAGAAAAATAATAAAAGAAATATATAATAAAAATATTTCTAAAAACAAATATTTTGATTTTTTCATAACAAAAAGAGATTTAATTCAATAAAACAAAACATTTTATATATTTATTATATAAAATATAATATGAATAGTTTAAGAATATTAGAATCAAATGAAATTGGTCATGGAATATTAATTGAGGCTGATGCTGGTTGGATTAATCCCAAAGACCAATTAAATGTTAATTTAATACAAGAAAACAAAAAGTTAGATTATAAGAACCCTTTTGAATTTTATGCTGTATTGCAAAAGCATGATGTACCAAATAGAAATGGTAGAACATATCCTGAAAAAATATTAAAAAGGGAGGCTGAAAGATATAAGCAAATTATTGAAAAGGGTTTATCTACTTCTGAATTAAATCACCCCGAATCATCCTTAATTGACTTAGATAGAGTTGCCCACTTAATAACAGAAATTTGGTGGGATGGCAATATACTAATGGGTAAATTATTGCTATTAACCTCTCCTGGCTTTCACCAGAGCGGTGTTGTGTCAACCAAGGGTGATGTTGCCGCAAATCTAATGAGGCAAGGAGTGAGCCTAGGAATCAGTTCTAGGGGGGTTGGATCACTTAAAAAAGTTGGGGAGAAAAATGAGGTTCAAGATGATTTTGAATTGATTTGTTTTGATTTGGTTTCATCCCCATCAACACCCGGGGCATACCTATTCTCAAATAAGGAAGATAGGCATAAGTATGATGAAAAACTAGAAGAAGAAAAGAAAATTGACCCCTCAACTAATATATTAAAATTAATGAATAAACTTGATAGTTATTTGAAATAAAATGGAAATAGCAACATTAGGAAAGATATTTGAATTTATCAAAGAAAAGGGTGAACAAAATTTACCATTATTTTGGAAAATGAAAAATAATATGCCATTAACAGAAGAAGATTTGAATGTTAAAGGTGATTTGCATTTATCAAATAGAAACATAACCTCACTACCAAAAGGCTTGAAAGTTTATGGGAATATGAGTTTAGGGTATAGTAAAGTAAGATCATTACCAGAAGGATTAGAAGTTGGCGGTACGTTAAATGTTTCTGATAGTATGATAAGCAAATTACCAAAAGGATTAAAAGTTGGTGGTTCTCTGGTTATATCTTATACAAGTATAGGAATACTACCAAAAGGATTGGAAGTTGGTGGAGTTATCTATGCAATAAATAGTCATATATTTAATATAGACGAAATACCAAAAGGTGTAATAACTGAAGGAATTGTAACTATCAACAAATTAATACTTAATTCAAATTTAACAATAAGTAGTGATTTGCATTTACAACATACAAAAATACCCTCATTACCAGAAGGATTGAAAGTTGGGAAGCATTTGTTTTTAGGATATTCAGAAATAACATCCTTACCAGAAGGATTAAACGTTGGGGAGCATTTGTTTTTAGGATATTCAAAAATAACCTCATTACCAAAAGGGTTGGAAGTTTTTGGTGGTTTGTATATTAAAAATGCACCATTAACAAAATACACAGATGAGCAATTAAGAGAAATGGTTAAACCTGGACATATAAATAGGATAATGAGATAATGGAAATAGCAACATTAAAAAACATATTTAATTTCCTTGAAGTAAATGAAAAAAAATTATCCATAAAATGGAAAATGATGAATAAAATCCCCTTTACTAAAGAACAATTATATGTCAAAGGTGATTTGGATTTACAAGGGGAAGACATAGAACAATTGCCAGCAGGGTTATATATTAAACGTAATTTATTGTTAAATGCCACACCAATAAAAAAATTACCAAAAGGTTTAAGAGTTGGTGGTGATTTGCAGTTACAAGATTGTGAAAATTTAAAATCCCTACCAAAAGATTTAAAAGTTCGGGGTAATATATGGCTTGGTGGCACACCATTAGGGAGAATGTCAGATGAGAAAATATTAAATATGGTAAAACCAGATGGCTATATAGGTAACATATATTAAAATGAAAGAAGAAACATTAGGAAAGATATTTGAATTTATCAAAGAAAAGAGCAAACAAAATTTACCATTATTTTGGAAATTGAAAAATGATATACCATTAACAGAAGAAGATTTGACTTTTAAAGGTGATTTAAATTTAGAAAATTCAAAAATAACCTCCTTACCAGATGGTTTGAAAGTTGAGGGTGATTTGATGTTAACCTTTTCAGAAATAAGCTCATTACCAGATGATTTACAAGTTGGTGGTCATTTAAACATAATTGGTTGTGATGCCATAAACTCATTACCAAAAGGATTAAAAGTTGGTGACAGCATTCAATTATCACCAAAACGAATAGTTTCCATTGGGGAAGGATTGTTTGTTGGTGGGGATTTAAATTTATTTAATAGCCAAATAAAATCATTACCCCAAGGAGTTAAAATTGGGGGAGAGTTAATATTATCCTTTACAAAAATAGAAACATTACCAAAAGGTTTGATAGTTAAAGGTGGTTTGGATATTGCTGGAACACCATTAGAAAAATATTCAGATGATGAATTAAGAAAAATGGTTAAACCTGGAGTTATAAAAGGTTCAATAATTAGAGATTAAAAAATTTGATTTTACAAAAAAAACAACTATATTTATACAAACAAATAAAAAACAATACCTATGGATGAAAAATTCTTTGTTGCCAGATTAACTTTTTCTCTACCTGATGAGAATACTGGTAAAATGAAAAAAGTAAGAGAAGAGAAATTAGTTAAAGGTTATTCTGTAACAGATGTTGAAGCAAAAGTTACAGAAAAGTATAAAAACTTTTCCCAAGATTGGAGAATAACAGCAGTTTCAGAATCAAAAATTGATGAGGTTTTTGTTTAAAACAAATAACTTTTATCGTAAACCCCTAGCATAAATAATGTTAGGGGTTTTTTTATTTTAAAAATAATAATGATAATCAGTAACTTTTTTACTTTTTGATATATTTATTATAAAAATAAATAAAAATTATGCAATCTGAAAAAAATTTAGTAGAAGAAGCACTAATTCAAATGAAACAAATTGAAGATGTGCTTGCAGAAAACGCAAAAGGAATACTTGCTTCAACAATGAAGGAAGAAATCGAAGAATTAGTTAAAGAATCTTTAAATGAGCAAGCAGATATTGAAGATGATGAAACTGATTTAGATATGGAAGATGATATGGATATGGAAGATGATATGGATATGGAGGATGATATGGAAGATGATATGGAAGATGATATGGATATGGAAGATGATATGGATATGGAAGATGATATGGATATGGAAGATGATATGGATATGGAGGATGATGTTATTGATATGAGGGGAGCATCACAAAGTGAACTTTTAAAAGTATTTAAAGCAATGGATGATGAAGATGGTATAATTATATCAAAAGATGGTAATGATATCTCATTAACTGATGATGGTGATGAATATTTAATAAGACTAGGAGAACAAATAGAAGATTTTGATTCAGATATGGGGAAAGGTAAACAATATTCACGTATGGTTCGTCATCTTAGTAATCAAATGGATGATGGTGATGATGATTTAGAGGATGATTATATCAAGTCAAGTTATGGTGATGAAGAAGATGATGCTCAAGAATATGGTATGAGATATTTTAATGACGACGATGAAGAAGGTGATTTTGAACCTTTTGATGACGAAAACGAAGATATTGATGTGGACTATGCTATGAGCAAAAGACTTGGTTTGAAATATTTTAATGACAACAAAGAAGAAGATGATGATATGGAAGATGATATGGAGTTAGAAGAAGATGATACGCAATCAACAATTGATAAAATTTTTGAAAAAGCAAATAAACATAGCAATGTTATTTATGAAATAGAAATGGAAGACGAAGAAGAGTTTGATGTAGAAGATGATGGTTATGAGATGGAAGATGAGGATTATGAAATGGAAGATGATGATTATGAAATGGAAGATGATGAAGATTTTGATTGTTCTAATTTTAGCACTTCAGATTATTTAGCCAAAAATCCAAAAGCAACTATTTCTGATGTGTATGATTACTTGAAAGAAAAAGGTTGTTTAAATGGTGGCGATGGTAATGTTGGAGAGAATTATAATTATTTAGGTGAGGCTAAAAAGACTTCCAAATTTAAGTACAAGATGGCTAAAAACGGTTTTAATGAAAAAATGAAAGAGGGTCCTAAAAAAATGGGAACAGGTAAAGCCAAATTTAACTATGACAAATCCGCAGCAAATGTTGATGGGAAAATGAAAAAAGTTACAACTGGTAAAAAACAAGAAACCAAAGAAGCATCAAGAACTTACGGAATGGGAAGTAAAGCAGGTAGAGGTCTTAGAAAAGGCGTAACACCAAATAGAAATTTACATTTAGAGGCTCTGGAAAACCAAGTTTCTGAATTAAAACAAACAAATAATGATTATAAAAAATCATTAAACATTTTTAGAGAGAAACTAAATGATGTTGCAGTTTTCAATGCTAATTTAGCATATGCAACAAGATTGTTTACTGAACACTCAACTACTAAAAAAGAAAAAATAAACATTTTAAGACGATTTGATAATATTCAGACATTACAAGAATCTAAAAACTTGTATTCTGCTATTAACAATGAATTATCAAAAGATTCAAATTCGTCTTTAAATGAGTCTGTTAACCGTAAGATTTCAAATGTTGCGTCAACAGGTTCATCAGCTAACTTAATTGAATCAAAAACTTATGAAAATCCTCAATTTTTGAGGATGAAGGATTTGATGGGTAAATTAGGTTAATAAATTAAATAAAAAAAAATAGAAAATGGGAGCATTATTAGAATCAGGTCTTGTTGGTAATATTGGGTTGAAACACCTAAAAGTTATCAAAGAAGATACAATTAACAAATGGAATAAATTAGGATTCCTTGAAGGCTTAAAAGGTCATTTAAAAGAGAATGTTGCACAGTTATATGAAAACCAAGCATCATATCTTATTAACGAAGCGGCTAGTACATCTGATACTGGTGCGTTTGAAACAGTTGTTTTCCCAATCGTTAGGAGAGTATTCTCTAAATTATTGGCTAATGATATTGTATCTGTACAGGCAATGAATTTACCAATTGGTAAACTGTTCTTCTTTGTACCTCAAATCCAAGAAGCAAATTCTGGTGCACACTATTCACCATATGGTGCTCCAGGTGCAGCAGATACTCAAACACCAACTACTGGTTATGGTAGTGGAAAAAATTTATATGATAGATTTTATGAAGGTAATGAGCCAAGCTTAAACCCAGAAGGTCTTTATGATTATTCAAAAGGACAATATAGTGCAGTTACTGCAACAGGTACTACAGTTGTTTGGAGTGATGGTTCATTAGTTACTTCAGGTTATTCAGCAGGTAATTATAGAAGAGTTATACTAGCTTTGACAGGTTTTGGATCTGATGGTGAAGGTAAATTAATTGGACCTGATGGTCATCCAATGGATAATGAAAGTTTCTTGGCTGGTTTGACTGTTTATGCAAGTACATCAGCAGGTGGTGCATTCTCTGGTGTTACAACAGCATCTGGACTTGGCAATCCATTATTGTTTAGAGTTGTTACACAGAAATATGCAAAAGGGCTTGTTCAATATGGTTCTGAGAATACAATAACTTTCCCTAGTAGTAGAACAGGAGGTGGATCATACAATGATTTATCAACACCTGCTGGTGTTGTTTATCTTGAAGTTGATTTACAAAGACCTGCAACAGTTGGTGCAGATTCATTAGATGGTTACACAGGTTTCACAACATCAATTTCAGGTACAGCCGCAACTGACTTTACAGCAACTTATAGAATTTACAAGAGTTTAGAATTTGAAGATAAAATTGGTGAGGTTTCTTTTGATTTACAATCAGTTACTGTTTCAGTTACAGAAAGAAAGTTAAGAGCACAATGGTCACCAGAAATGGCACAAGACGTTGCTGCATTCCATAACATTGATGCTGAAGCAGAATTAACTGCTTTATTATCAGAGCAAATTGCAGCTGAGATTGATAGAGAAATTTTAAGAGACCTTAGAAAAGGTGCTGCTTGGAATTTACGTTGGGATTA